GATCTCTGATCTCACCAGTTGATGCATCGTAAACAAGTTTGTTTCGATAACGATTCATAACGTCTTTTAAGTATTGTTCTGCCTTAATCTTTGGTAGATTACCAACATCAATATAAAAGATTCTACGTTCTGGTGCTCTTGATATACGATAGATTACTAAACTATCTTCGATCATTCTTAATTGATTGACTGGTTTGATTGCCTTGTGTAAGAAAGATAATACAACGTTCTTTTGTTGATCAACTAATCCTGATGGACAATATGATACCGCATCTTTGTGAATACGAATACCACCAGAAGACATTGAACCACCAACACCCTTTTCGTTATAGACATAATACTCTTTGTATTCCATTGGCTCTGGTGCATTACCAGGCATCTTTATGGGTCCGTCTTTCTTTTGAATCTCTCTTACTTTTTTGATCTTACGAGGATCAATATATCGTAATTCTCTAATACCTTCTTTTGGATTCTTTGGGTCGATAACTTTATGATAATACATACGACCATCAACATACCAACGTCTGAATATATCGTGTCCTTTTTCTTCAAATTCTAATAAACGTAAAACTTCATCAAACTCATTTGATATTTTTTTCTTTAAATCTAATGAAAAAGATTTTACTCTGTCTAAGTTTAATCGAACGGGAGGTTCTATTTCGTCTGATACGATTGCCTCGTTTACGATATCTTCTACAGCCTGATCACATTCAGGTTGCATTGAAACTTCTCTATATCGTCTAATTAAATCTGATTCGTCCCTAATCTGTCCTTCAATGTCCAGATAGTGACCAATATGTCCACCACCACCGATGACTGTTTGTGAGCCATCGTCAACGGAAGGCAACGTAAAGTCTTGTGACGTTGCCTTCTCGTTTTTATTTCGGGTAATAGAAAATCCAAATAAATCTGCCATACTATTATTTATACCCTTTTTTTAACTACTTTTTAAGTAGTTGTGTTTGATTCCCAATACTGGTATCGCCATGTACATTCGAAAGTTTCTAACGCAGTTGCAGGATCATAGTTTAAATCTATTGTTCCTAATGTTGTTGGAAACATACCTCTAAAAGTATATGACTTGATTGTATTACCATTTCTGTCTAAATGATCTACAAACGCATCGACTTGGTAGTCAACCGGATTTACTAGACCTTCGTTATCAGACATATTGTTAATACCATTTGACCATCTCTCAATCGCATTACGGATTAAGAAATCAGTATCGTTAATAATTGTTGTACTCCATGTTTCGAACTCTCTGTCACCAGCCATGTAGATATTTCTACCTCTGAATGGTACTGTGATTTCTCCTAGAGTTGAAGCAGGAAGTGTTGTAGCACTACATAAGAATGCCATGCTTTCAGTTTCGCCACCAACAGCAGCAAAACCTGGAAAAGGCATAGTCACTTTGAACTGGTTAGCTCTTGCGCCGCCGCCTTTTAGTTTAGAAATAAAATCTGATACATTTGCCATGATTATGCTCCTGCGACTTCACTGAACGCAACGCCAGTTCTTGTAGCTACAAAGTTAAGTTTGATAAAGTTGATACTTCTTGCAGGTTTAATAAAGATGTCTGCAATAAATTCGTTTCTATCAATAACTTCTGCTGTGTTATTAGTTTCATCAACGACTACTGAGAAGTCGGTGATACCTCTACGACCTTGAATATCTCTAAGGAAAGGTTCTACTAGATTTCTAAATTGTGCTCTTGTGAACTCATCGTTGAACTCAAAGAGTTGGAACTTAGAAGCAGTAGATATTGCTTTCTCTAAAGTTATGAAAAGTCTTCTTACATTGATTCTATCAAATGCACTTGGACTTGATAATGCAGTCTTATCACCAAACAAGATAGTTCCTTGACCAGGAAATGTCACTACAGGATTAACTCTTTTTCTGTAAATGATATCTCTTTGTCCCTGATTTGGATTATATGCAAGTTTGACAGCGCCTCTAATCTGACCTCTGTTAAAACCAGCAGGTGAGAAGTGAGAATCTGCAATTAAGTCTGTTCTAGCGCAAGTTCCAGCAACGTCTCCATTTAATGGTACAAATCTAAATACATCGTTGTACTTATCGAACATGTACTTATAACCTGAATCGATCACTGCATATGAACTTGATGGTAATCCATCAGCGAATGCCGCAACGTTTTCTGTTTGTTCGATTGGATCTGATACGTTTACAACGTCTGCTCTTGCAGGTGAAATGAATGCCACGCAGTCTTTTCTATGTTCAGCAAGATCAATTAACATTGTCGCATGAACATCACCAGTTGCATCTGCACCTGTTTGAGAAGGACCACCAATGATAAAGTTTACGTCAACTGTTTCCACATCTTTAAACTTATCATATGCTAATTCTAACTCACCATTTGTTGGTGCATTATCTGTAGTTCCACTTGAAAGTGAATTGCTAAAGATTGTAAATGCTGCTGTGCCTTGATTATCAAAAGTCTGACCAACTACTGAACTACCTGCGTTTGCAAGTGTTGTTTCGTGGTCCATCCAATAGATGTTATTTGATTCATTGTAAAGCACGTCTGCATAATAGTTTGTTCCGCCTTGAGCGTTTTTCGCATCTGATCCTTGAGATAAACCTTCGTATTTCTCTAAGATAGATCCTGCAACACCTGAGATACCGCCATCTTCGTCAACGACTACGATATGTAATTCATCGTTTGAACCACCTTTGTCAGCAGCATATGCTGTTGTTCCTGGGGCAGCATCAAAAAGATAGAAATATTCCCAACGTCTTTTAATAAGCGCATCGTCAACTAGAGCGTGTTTTAATCCTGTTTGACCAGCAGATAACTGACTTGGGTTAGAAGGATTAAGTCTTGCAATTGTTATTGTGTTTGTTGAGATATTTGTAATTTTATAAAATTCACCAGAAGGTGCGGCTGTAAATACAGTTGCACTTCCGAACTCTAAAATGTCACCTACTTGAAACTCAGAGCCATCATCAACAGCGATTGTTGTTGCACCGACAGATGCCGCACCATTCACTTTGTTGTCTGAAGGCATACTTTGTTCGTATGCGGTTGAATTTGTACACATTGATACTTTGAGGTTATTACCCCAAGTACCTGCCGTTCTAGCAGCAAACGGTCCTACGTTAGCTGATCCATCGGCAAAGTTATTTAAGTAATGGTCTGTGTTCTTAATTTGAATCGCACTACCTGATACACAGGCGTTTACGTTTCCAGTCACAGCTCTTACCACTCTTAATGCGTTTCCGTATTGTAAAAAGTTGGTTGCACTAAAGAAATATTCGAATGTAGAAGAATCTGGTTTACCAAATTTCTCCACGTATTCGTCTTCACTTGAAATCGCTACGATTTCGTCCATCGGCCCTTTTTCACTAACAACGGCTATACCTGCGATTGATGTTGCTACCGCTGGTACTACGTTTGTTAGATCCTTTTCCGTTACGAGAACACCGGGTGATACTAAAAATGCCATTGTCTGTTCTCCTTAATTATACTAAATTTAGTAATTATACGACTATTTATAAAAATCATATTTTAGATACCTTTTCGCACTACAGGTGACCATCTCACCCCATATTCATCAATCATATCTTCATCATGTGGTTCATCAACACCATTATCAACAAATCCAAATGGTGCCATATCTTGTTCAATCAAATTAGACTGTTCTTCAAATATACGACTTCGTAAATCGTTATCAGTAAGTTCTTTAAAGTAAATTTGTGTTGTTAACCAGGCAAAAAACAGACAACATGCGACTAAATCGTCTGAACAACCATCATCTGCCTCGTATTTTGATGTGCCTTTCAGTATAAATGTTGATAATTCTGCGATAATATCAAAGTCATTCACAATTAATTTGTCGGATTCTATCATTTGTTTCAGATTTGAACAAGCAATTTTCTTTACTGCCTTAGTTGTTCTTAATCCCATCTGAGATCCTTTACCAGAGAAACCAGAACCTGCGATTTGTCCTGATCTGCCTCTCTGCGATACCATGATCATATTGTCATATTCTAAATCAAACTGTAATGTGTCTGCGACTTGACCACCAATATCATTGACCTCAACCAATATCTCTGCATGATTATAATTTTTTGCAACTTCGTTGATGATATTCGGAAATACTAATGGTTTAATTTCATTGTTCTTATATTTGGCGACAATGCGATAAGGCATGGCGGTTATATCGAATATAACGAAGGCTGAGTAGTCATTTAGATCACCTCGTGCTACATCTACAGTCATCACATAATGATGGTCTTTTTGCACTTCCTCGTAGATATCTAAACCTGCCCTTGATTGTATTGGTGTATGATGTGATAATGTTCTTAATTTAGATGCACTAATTAATGTATCGACAGAACCTAGAAATTCACATTCAAATTCTGTTCTAAATTGTGATTCACTTGTATTCTTAATTGTTTCTTCTTTCCATTTCTCATCTCTACCTGGCACCTCACTCCAATGCACTTCAACATTCTTAAAACTATTATTATTATTTACAGAATCATTCCATAATTTATAAAACATATTCATACCATGTGGTGTAGATACGATCACTACTTTAGAAGATTCACCAGAAGAAATAGTAGGATAAACTGAACTAAAAAATTGTTCTGCAATATTATTTGGCACGAACGCAAACTCGTCAAGAAAAATGATGTTATATGAACCACCACGAATAGCACTTGATGATGTCGAAGCTGCAATGATCTTACTATTATTTTCTAATTCTAAAGAACCTTTGTTCCAGTTGATTACACCTTGTTGCATATACTTAGGTAAATTTTCATATGCAAGTTGTAATCGACCTAGTATATCTCTGGCAGTTGATGATTTGTTTGCAAGTATTGCCACATTGACGTTATCATTAAACATAACATAATGCATTAAGTAAGAAACAATCGTTGTTGATTTACCTGACTGACGAGGTAATTTACAAATCGTAAAACGATTATCATGGAATGTATCAACCATCTCTTTTTGAAAGTTGTACATCTTAAATGGCACAAGACCTTTATCTAGTGTAACAATTTTAATATGATTTTCAATAAAGTAAACAGGATCATTCATACATCTCTGTATTTCTTGAATCTGTTCTTTGGTAAACTCTGTTTTTGTGTTTGCCTTTTTTAGATTGGGATTACCGAGATATATTTCTGTATTACTCATTATCTTTTAAAGGTTTTCCTTTTAAAATTTTATTTAGTTCAGTTGTTGAACCTACGAACAAAGCGTTGGTGACATTCTTTGGTGCTTTGTCTGGAACATCTTTGAGTTTTTTCATTTGTTGTTGTAGTTGTAATAACTTCTCAGTCACTTCACCTACATTTTTTATAAGTTGTCCAGCTACTTCGTATGCTCTCGGGTGTTCGCCTTCTTTGGCTAAATCTAATATACCATCAATGGCATCTTGTCCTCGTTCTACTAGATTATAAAGATTTTCTCTACTGTATTTGTAATCACTATCAACGTCTTCATGTTCTTTTGGTCTTGGAACTTTTGGTGTGACGTTTTTTACCTTTGTAGGCAAGTCAGCAATTTCTAATACTTCGTTAAGTTTATCATCAGTAGTTGACATAATCTATCCATTATTTATCGGTACCAGATGCAGGATCAAATGTTTTTGCATCTTCAAAGAATGATGTTGTTTCATTGAAACCAAAGTTATCATCACCATCTGCATCGATTGGATCAGGTGTGACTACTAATCTTTGTTCTCTCTTTGGTGTATTAACTGGCATGTCAGCATATTGATCAACTTGAACTTGTTTGATAACTTTTGAACTTGTGACAGGACCATAAAGATAATTTTTTGCTGTGAAAGACATTGTGTACATAATCACACGTCTTGAAGTAAAATCACCATCATAACTATCTTCATATGATACATCATTTAAAATAATTGGCACATCTCTCACTATTTCCATATCAGGAATAGCATTTAATGTGACCGTATAATCTGGTTGAAAATATGGTAGTATTTGTTCAACAATCTGTAAAGCATCATCAGAATTTTTTGCCATTGTATATAATGTAAAACCAATATTATATGGTACAGGCATGAACTGAGATGTCATTGATTTATTGTCTGCCCCTTTTACTTTCTTAAATTTTTGAACACGATTTAATTTTCGTGTACTATCATAAGATAGACTTGTCATTTCAAAACCAAGTCTTGGTAAAGTTATTGAAGTTTTCTTTACGTCTGTTGCTGTTCTTCCAGCATCTTGGTCTAATCGTGTAAGAAACTTTTGTTTTGGTCCATATGCTAATGGAACTTTCATTCGTTGTGTCACTTTACCATTGTTGTCTTTTCGAACCACATATAT